CAGCTGAACTCCAAAAATTGTTGAAAGAGAAGAAAGTATAAATTATGGCAGTAAATTATCTCGGCAATCCCAGATTAAAGTCAGTGGGTCAGAATGTTGAATGGACTGAGGAATCTGTTATTGAGTATCAAAAATGTTGGGAAGATCCTGAACATTTTATAGAGAAGTATGTCAAGATAGTGCATGTAGATAGGGGCCTTGTTCCATTTGATATGTATCCGTATCAGAAAAAAATGATACATACATTTCAGGAGGATCGTTTTGTGATATGTAAGATGCCTAGACAGACGGGTAAGAGTACCACTATCATCAGTTTTCTTCTACATTACATATTATTTAATCAGAGTGTTAATTGCGCAATTCTTGCAAACAAACTTTCAACTGCACGAGAACTTCTTGGTAGACT